ACTATACACCCCAAAAGTTAGTGTGTATGTCAGTACAGACTGATGTTAGTTTGAGGTCTAACGACTCAATTAAAACCTCAACGATTTCTAATAAAGGAGAAATACTATGCCAATAATTGGAACAGTACCTGTAAATTGGGCACAGGTTAAAACACCCAATAAATATGGTGAGTACTCTGTTACTCTTTTAATTGATGATAAGACTGCTGAGAGTTTTACTAGCAGGGGTTTTAGAGTCAGGGATAATGACGGACAGAAGGAACTCATTATCAAAAGAAAAGTAGCAAGGAAAGACGGAACTCCTAATCAAGCTCCTAAACTTCTTGATGCTAATAAAGAACCCTTGGATGTTGCAGTAGGCAATGGCTCTAAAGTAAATGTCCAATACAGGGAATGGGAAACTTCTAATAACTATGGTGACTTCAAAGGTCTTGATCTACAAGCGGTTCAAGTAGTAGACTTAGTAGAGTACACAGGTTCAGACGGAAGTGAATTACAACCAATAGATGATGATCTGGAGTTTTAATTATGAGAGTAACATCAAATAAATTTTTAACTATTGAAGGTAAACTTTTGAGTAGGTGGTTAAGAAGATCAAAGAAACCTCGTCTTCAATATTCAGAAGGTGGGGTAGTAGAAGACCCTAACAAACCTTACATCACAATAGACGGTGTACAGATTTTTGTTGAAGACCTTCCGGAAGAAGGACAAGGAATCTTCGGAAGACTGCAAAGGCTTAATCAAAAGAAGGTGAATATCACACTAGACCTTGAAGAAGTACAAGCAGGTATTAACTTTTTCTCAAATAAAATTGTAGACATAGTTAATAATGACGGACAAGACACAGCAGCAGATGCTGAAGTGGTCGAGGAACTATCTGAGTCTAGCGACTCCGACTAGTGTGCCTAAGAGTCAGCCATTGAGTGCGAGAAGGTTATCTCAAGAAGTGACTATAAACTACTAGACCTTCAAGTGTAGTTAGTCGTGAGCTTATATAAGATTCTGGCAACGATCAGTAATAAGATAAAAAGTACGATAAAATATGATAACACGTAGTACCTAGCTACACACTTTTTTAACAACGTGAGGGAATATATATGGCATTTATAAAACATCAACTACCATGTCCAAAATGTGGAGGGAGCGACCCCGTATCATTGAATGAAGACGGTTCAGCAAAATGTTTTAGCTGTGACACCTACTTCTTAAATTATAATAAAGCTGTATCAGGCGAGGAAGTGACACAGAAAAAAGATAAAGCACCAATCAATCCTAATGGTGGAGATTTTGTTGCATTATCTGATAGACGAATATCAGAGGCAACTGCTCGTAAATATGGAGTAAAATCTATACTCTCTAGCAATGGGGATGTAGTACAACATTTGTATCCATATTTCAACAAACATGAGCTATCTGCTACGAAAATACGCTATGTTCGAGATAAGAATTTTTCTGTTCAAGGCAGTTTTGAAGGCACAGGATTGTTTGGCGAGCAACTTTTTCAGACTGGAGGTAAGTCAATTACTCTAGTTGAAGGTGAATGTGATGCAATGGCTTGCTACGAATTAATGGGTAGTAAGTGGGCAGCAGTCTCAATCAAACGTGGTTCATCTGGTGCAGTCAAAGATGTAAAAGAAAGTTTAGAATTTTTAGAAAGTTTTGAGAATGTTGTGATCTGTTTCGATAGCGACAAGCAAGGACAGGAAGCTGCTAAAAAAGTAGCAATGTTATTCCAACCTAGCAAAGCTAAGATCATGACTCTTCCAAATGGATTTAAAGATGCAAACGATATGCTTCGTCAAAACAAACATAAAGAGTTTGTTGAAGCTTGGTGGTCTGCAAAAGTTTATACTCCTAGTGGTGTTATCAATGTATCCGAATCGAGACAAGATTTCTTTTCACGAGAGAAGAAAGAAAGTATTGCGTATCCTTGGCAAGGTTTAAACGACAAGCTATATGGGTTACGTGCCGGAGAGTTGGTAACACTTACTGGAGGTACAGGACTTGGTAAGTCTTCTGTGACTAGAGAACTAGAACATTGGCTTATCAAAGAAACTACGGATAACGTAGGAGTTATTGCTCTCGAAGAAGATTGGAGAAGAACTGTGGATGGGATCTTATCTATAGAAGCTAACGCTAGATTATATATAGATCAAGAGAGAGAAAACTTTTCCGAAGAAGAGTTGGATAAATTCTTTGACATTCTATATGACGGAGAAAATAAAAATAGAGTATGGATACATGCTCATTTTGGAACGAATAGTATTGATGAAATCTTTAATAAGATTCGCTTCATGATTGTAGCCTGTGATTGTAAGTGGGTCGTTGTAGATCACTTACATATGTTAGTGTCTGCCTTGTCCGAAGGTGATGAACGTAGAGCAATCGACAACATCATGACAAGACTTAGAAGTATAGTTGAAGAGACAGGTGCAGGACTAATTTTAGTATCACACTTGAGAAGAGTTGACGGAAACAAAGGACATGAGAATGGTATTGAGGTATCTCTTTCACACTTGAGAGGTTCACAGAGTATCGCTCAATTGTCTGATTGTGTTATTGCTCTTGAAAGAAATCAACAGTCTGACGATCTTGAAGAATCAAACACAACGAGAGTTCGTGTTTTAAAATCTAGGTACACCGGTGACGTTGGATTAGCCAGTCATTTGCTATATGACAGGGAAACCGGTAGACTTAGAGAAGTTCCTAAAGATCAATTTGAAGATGATGCCAATGAATTACTAGAGTTATAATATGGATTTAGTATTTGATATAGAAACAGATGATCTTAAAGCAACTAAGATACATTGTTTGGTGGCTCAAGATGCAGCTACTGGCACTCTATATAAATATCCACCGGATAAACTAGAAGAAGGTTATGCCCTATTAGAACAAGCAGATAAACTTATTGGTCACAATATTATAGGTTTTGATATACCTATGGTTGAGAAGTTTGGTAATGTAAAACTTTCTCACAAACCAGTTGTAGATACATTGGTTATGTCAAGACTATTCAATCCGGTTCGTGAAGGAGGACATAGTTTAGAGAAGTGGGGTTTTCGTTTAGGCTTTAGGAAGATAGAGTTTGAAGATTACCTTAACTATTCAAAAGAAATGATGGACTATTGTGTTCGTGATGTCCAACTAAATACTGTCCTCTTTCAACACCTTCGCAATGAAGGTAAAGGTTTTAATAAAGAATCTGTTTCATTAGAACAAGCAGTAGCAAAAGTAATTAAAGAGCAAGAACTTAATGGATTTAAGTTTGATTCTAAACATGCTGAAATGTTATTAGCAGAACTAAGACATCTTATGCAAGAAGCAGAGGATGAAGTTCATCGAGTATTTAAACCCAAGATGATTGATCTTAAAGAGGTTCAACCTAGATTAAAAAAAGACGGAACATTATCTAAACAAGGACTAACTCCAGAAGAATTTGAAGAACGCTCCCCTACCAACGATATCACCCCCTTTACCAGAAGAAAACTACAAGACTTTAACTTAGGCTCACGAAAACAAATAGGAGAATACCTAGTTGAGTTTGGTTGGAAACCTAAGAAGTTTACTCCTACCGGTCAACCTATTGTAGATGAAACTACATTAGCACGTATTGATGATATACCACAAGCAAAACTTATTGCTGATTATTTATTGTATCAAAAACGAATTGCACAGATTGATTCATGGATAGCTGCTCTTGATAATGATGGTCGTGTACATGGTTTTGTTATTCCGAATGGTACAATCACAGGAAGAATGAGTCATAGGAATCCCAACATGGCTCAAGTGCCTAACATTCATAGCCCTTTCGGTGCAGAGTGTAGAGCATGTTGGACAATAGAAGACGGTTATAAATTAGTAGGTATTGATGCTTCTAGTTTAGAACTAAGAATGCTTGCTCATTATATGCAAGACGAGGAGTTTATAAATGAAATCATTGACGGAGATATACACACCCTTAATCAAAAAGCTGCAGGACTTGAATCTAGAGATCAGGCAAAGACTTTCATCTATGCCCTCATATACGGAGCAGGAGATGCAAAACTTGGAAGAGTGGTTGGTGGAAATCAAAAAGATGGCAAGCGACTTAGAGAACAATTCTTTGATAGTAATCCATCATTTAAATCTCTTAGAGATAAAGTTCAAAGAGCATCAGCAAAGAACTTCCTCAAAGGATTAGACGGAAGAAAACTTTTAATTCGCACACAGCACGCTGCTCTCAACACTTTATTACAAGGTGGAGGAGCTATTGTTATGAAACGTGGATTAGTTATGTTAGACTCAGTAATAAAACTAAATACACTTGATGCGAAGTTTGTAGCTAACATTCATGACGAATGGCAGATGGAAGTTAGAGAAGACCTAGCAGACTTTGTAGGAGAGTTAGCAGTAAACTGTATTATTAAAGCCGGAGAATATTATAACCTTCGCTGTCCAATGGATGGGGAATACAAGATAGGGGAGAACTGGAGTGAAACACATTAATAGTTCAGCTAACTTTAAAAAAGATTTACAACGTGGTCATAGTATTGAAAAATTTGTATTGGATCGAGTCAAAAAAAAATACCCATGTTCCGTATTAATAGATGGTAAGTTTAAACCTTATGATTTATTTGTTCCTGAAAAAAATAAAACAATAGAAATAAAAGGAGATTATAGAAGTTGTGAGACTGGAAATATACTTATAGAGTTGATGATGTTTAGTGTTCCTTCTGCGTTACTCACAACTAAAGCAGATTATTGGGTTATATTTACAGGACAAGAACTATTATGGACTACACCAATAAAGATAGTTGAATGTATAACTATTAATAATATACCTTCACGAACATTAACTGGTCAAGGAGATACATCATCTAAGGTTGCATGTTTAATACCTATAAAAATATTTAAAAAATATTGCTTTAAAATAGAAGATTTAAATGAAACACATTAAGGATAAAAGTGATAATCGCAGAGGAGACTTTGCAGAATTTTATGCAGTCACTTGGTTATGGGATCAAGGATATGAAGTGTTTAAAAATTGTGGTTGTGATGGTCCAATTGATTTGATTGTTGTTAAAGACGGACATATAACCTTGACAGATATTAAAACTAGATCAAACAATGGGTCTAATGGAACGACTACAAGAAGTGAAGAACAAAAAAGTTTAGGCGTACAAATAATAAAATTTAATCCAGATAATAGAAAATGTGCATGGGTTAAACATAAATCATGAGAAAGAAAAAATTAAATACATTAGTAGATGATATCTACAAAAAACTTTCTGTACTTGGCGAGGGTAAATCACTTAACCTATCTGACGAAGTTATAGATAAGTTTGGTGAAGACATGAAAGAAGTCTTACGTCATTGGTCCACACCTACTGAAAGATCAGAAGGAACATTACGTATGTCAAACATTGGTAGACCTAATAGACAATTGTGGTATGACATGAAAGCAGCACCACAAGAAAATATTATTAATCCTAGTACTTTTGTTAAGTTTCTTTATGGTCATATTTTAGAAGAGGTAGTATTATTATTAGTTAGACTAGCCGGACATAAAGTAGAGCATGAACAGAAGAATGTAAAAGTAAAAGGAATAGAAGGACACATGGATTGTGTTATTGATGGAGAAGTAGTAGATGTTAAGACAGCATCAGGCTATGCATTTAAAAAGTTCAAGGATGGAACATTAGCTCAAGATGATACCTTCGGATACCTAGCTCAACTTGCCGGATACGAAGCAGGTCATGGTACTTCCGAGGGTGGATTCTTGGCAATGAATAAAGAAAATGGAGAACTTGCACTTTATATTCCAGAAGAACTTGACAAACCCAACATAGAGAGTAAAATAAATACAGTCAAGAAATCTTTACGCAAATCAGCACCACCTGAACTTTGCTATCAACCTATCCCTGACGGACAATCAGGTAACATGAAGCTACCTAGAGGATGTTTTTTCTGTAGGCACAAAGTCGAATGTCATAAAGATTCAAATAACGGTAAAGGTCTTCGAGTATTTAAATATGCGAAGGGTCTTTCTTATTTAACACAAGTAGTTAAAGAACCTAAAGTAGAGGAAATTACACATGAATTCAAAAAAAGAAAAGCTCGTAAGACGACACGCAAAACAGCTAATGCTTGAATGGTTACAGAGTGTAGTACCTGACGAAGAAAAAGATAAAGTTACAATTAAAAACTTAGAAAACTATTTACCAGATCAAACTCATATCTATGCTAACAGACATCTTAGAGTCTCTGCATATACTTTACGTTGGTTTATTAAAGGTATTAAAAAAATTATTAAAGCAACTGGCAAAGAGATCACAGAGATTCAAGTTCAGGAGCTCGAACGTGGCTGAATATAAAACAGCTATTATTGCTTGGGATTTAGAAAACATTGATTTGAATGAACTCATTATGGTTATTGGAAGTTTTATTTTTTCCGGACATAATATAAACGAAGTAGAAACAGAAGTGCTAGATAAAATGAAAGAATTACTTGAACTAGAATATAAAAGAAGATTGACAGGTATATCAGAAGACGACACAATACATTGAGGATAACATATGGAATATAAATTTAACGAACACATTAATATAAATGAAATAAAAAAATATGTTGATGATACTTATACACAACATTATGCTAACTCAAAATATCAAGCAACAGATATGATTATAGATGCCGGTCTT